TATTCACAAATGATGGAAAAAATGGGAATCTTATAGAATGGCTTATAATCTTAGAAAAATATCGCCTTTAGATCTTAAACCTTCAACTGGAGTTGGAGTTAAGCTGCCTTTTATGGCTCCTAGCGTATTTACTACTGTCTATACAACTAAAGAACAGTTAAAGTATAATATACTTAACTTTATGCTTACTGATCTAGGAGAGCGCCCAATGAATCCAAATTTTGGTATGGGACTAAGATCAAGACTTTTTGAGATTATATCACAAGATACTTTAGAAGAAATACAGCAATCTATAGCAACTCAAATAGAGCACATGTTTCCAGTAGTAGAAATACAAAATCTTTCTGTTACTGGAAATCCACAATATAGTTCGATAAATATACAATTTAGTTATATAATATCGACCTCAAAAGAAGTCGATTCAATACTATTAAATATCCAAAACGTTTAAGATGAAAAGTTATAGACAAATATATAAAGAACATTATGGTGAAATACCTACTGATAGTAATGGAATAACATTTGATATTCATCATATAGATGGAAATAGACGTAATAACAATATATCTAATTTAAAAGCTATTAGTGTTAAAGAACATTATGAAATTCATAAGTCTCAAGGAGATTGGGGAGCGTGTTTATTATTAAGCAATAGATTAAATTTAACTTTAGAAGAAAAATTAGAAATAAATAAAAAATATAGCGGAGAAAATCATCCATGTAAAAGACCTGAGGTTATAGAAAAAATAAAAATCGCAAATATAGGTAAAAAATATTCAAATGAAGTAAATAAAAAGAAAGGTAGTATTGGAGATAAAAATCCAATGAAAAGATCTGAGGTGGATGATAAAGTATCTAAAGCTAAATTAGGAAAAAAACGACCGGAAATTAGTGGAGAAAAACATCCTAGATACAAACGAGGGTCAGTTATACAAGGAGCGAAAAACGGTAGAGCTATAAAAATAGAAAAAATAGATAGTTTTGGAAATTTAGTAAAATTATATGATACTATGATCGATGCGTATAAAGATAATAATATAGATTTTGTTTTTTCTAGATTTACAATTCTATGTAAGTTAGAAAAACCTATAAACGAGTTTATTTATAAAAGAATAAAATAATAAGATGCCAAATAATATAGATGTAACATATTTAAATAAAAATTTCTCGACATTTAAGAATGAGCTTATAGAATATGCTAAATCTTACTATCCTGCTGTTTATAATGACTTTAGTCAAGCTTCTCCAGGAAGTATGTTTATCGAAATGGCTTCTTATGTAGGAGATGTTCTTTCATTTTATTTAGATAATCAGCTTCAAGAAACTTTTTTACAATACGCAAAACAGAAAAATAATCTTTATACTATGGCCTATATGTTAGGCTATAGACCTAAAGTAGTTTCTGCCGCGATTGTAGATCTTGATGTATATATGAGAGTAGGTTCTTTAGGATCAAGTCCAAATACTTATCCAGATTGGTCTTCAGCTATAAATATCGAACCTGGAATGAGAGTAAAATCTAATGTTGGTGGTGCTAGCTTTTATGTTCCAAATAAAGTAGATTTTACTATATCTTCTTCTATAGATCCAACAGAAGTTAGTGTGTATACAGCAGACGGATCAGGAAATCCAACAAGCTATCTTTTAAAGAAAAGCACTCAAGCTTTATCTGGACAAGTTAAAACTAGTACTTTTACTTTTGGAGAAATTCAAAGATTTCCTACCATAACTATACAGGACAGCAATATTGTCTCTATTCTTAAAGTTGTAGATTCTAGTAACAATATTTGGTATGAAGTTCCATATTTAGCTCAAGATTATATACTTAATCCAGTTGAAAATACAGCAGCTAATTATCCTTCATTAGTTCAATACGCTAATCAGGTTCCATACATGTTGCAAAAGGTAAATGTTCCTAGAAGATTTACTACTAGATTTAAGACTGATAATACAATGGTTCTTGAATTTGGACCTGGAATAAATTCTGTAGCTGATTCAGCAGTTATTCCTAATCCTAATACTGTAGGAGTTGGACTTTCTACAGGTTTAACTTTACTTAATACAGCCTTTGATCCTACTAACTTTGTAACTACACAAACTTATGGATTGGCTCCTAAAAATACTACACTAACTGTTACCTATCTCTCTGGTGGAGGAGCAGAATATAATGTGCTATCTAATGAATTAACTATAGTAACTTCTGTTACAGCAGCTTCTGGAGATACAAGCACGGTAGTTACAAACAATCCTAATCCAGCTTCTGGTGGTGGAGACGGAGATACTGTTGAAGAACTAAGACAGAATATAGCTTTAGAATTCTCAAGTCAACTAAGATCAGTTACTCAAGAAGATTATTTAGCAAGAACTTTAAGTATGCCTTCTAAATTTGGAAAAATAGCTAAAGCTTTTATTACAAAAGACGATGGAACTTTTACAAATTACAATCAAAACAGTCCAAATCAAAAAGACCAAATACTAGTAAGTCTTTACGTTTTAGCTCTTAATAATAACGGAAATCTAGCTCAACCATCTGCTGCTTTAATCACTAACTTACAGAATTATATCTCTGAATATAGAATGATGACTGACGCTGTAGATATAAAATCAGCTTATGTTATAAACATAGGTTGTAATTTTGATATAACTGTTAGACCTAATTTTACAAGTCAAGACGTCATCTCAAGATGTCTAATTCAATTACAAGATTATTTTAATGTAGACAATTGGCAGATCAATGAGCCTTTACAACTATCAGACATTTATACTTTACTTGATCAAGTTCAAGGAGTTCAAACAGTTAAAAATGTAGAAATAGTAAATAAATCAGGAGTTAATCTAGGTTACTCAGCATATAGTTACGATATTTTAGGAGCCACATTAAATAATGTAATATATCCTTCATTGGATCCAAGCATTTTTGAATTGAAATTTCCTAATTCAGATATTCAAGGTCGAGTAGTAACGCAGTAAAAATATAATAAAATAAAAAATGGCTATATACAAAATATTTCCTTCAGCTGATGCTACACTATATTCAAAATATCCAGGTGAAAATACTGGACTTGATGAAATACTTGAAGTAGCAGCTAAAAATAATCCCAATCCTAGTAATAATTTAGCAGACGCCGTTCCTTCTGAGCCTTTGTTATATGACGACATAAGAAGATCATTGATCTTATTTAGTAACCAGGATTTGCAGAAAATAAAAACTTTTGCAACCTCTTCTTGGAAAGCTGGATTTAAACTTTATCTTTCTACAGCTGATAATCTAAGCACCACTTATAGTTTAGAAGTACGTCAGGTTTCTCAGTCTTGGAATATGGGAACTGGTAAATTTTCAGATGATCCTGAAACTAGAAACGGAGTTTGCTGGTATAGCACTTCATCTTATGCTAGTGATCAGACTTCTTGGGCTACTCAAACTAGTAATTATTTTATAACTCCTGGAGGAGGATCATGGACTGGATCTTATTTTGGATCTCAATCTTTTGACTATAAAGCAAGCAAAGATCCAAATATAGATGTAACTAATATAGTTAACTCTTGGTTTAGTGGATCTCAAAATAATGGATTTATAGTAAAACTTCCAACCAATATAGAAAGTAGTTCTGTTAGCTATCTTGGACTAAGCTTTTTTAGTGTAGATACACACACAATATATCCTCCTACTTTAGAAATGAAATGGGATGATAGCACTTATACAGGAAGTTTAACAGAAATTTCAGATTCTAATTTTGTAGTAAGCTTAGATAATAATCAAGGAATTTATAAAACAGGAACTGAAAAAATACAGTTTAGGATAAATGCAAGAGATAAATACCCTGCAAGATCTTTTACTACTTCTTCTTTATACACTGTTAATAAAAGACTTTCTAATACTTCTTATTGGGCTTTACAAGACCTAAAGACAACTGATATGGTAATAGATTTTGATAATAGTTTTACTAAAATAAGCTATGATCAAAAAGGAAGTTTTGCAAATTTATACCTAAGTGGTTTAGAACCAGAAAGATACTATAAGTTTTTAGTTAAGACTATTTTAAGCACAGGAGAAACTTTAGAAATAGATGATGACTGCATATTTAAAATAACAAGATAATGCCTAACGAAGTATCATTAGTAAAAAAGACTTACAGTATTAGAGAATATGAAAAAGTTATAGACAGCAATTTTAGTGAGTTTATAACTCCACAGATAGAAGTTCCTGATACTGACATAACTGTTTCTCAATTTTTTGAGTATTATGATCAACTGTTTTATGATATACCATTAGACGGACCAATAAATTCTCATACTTATTTAGTTCAACAAAGTCAACAATATATAGGAGGATCAGTAATAGACCTAGAAAAACAAGCTCTTATAGAAGAGATTAACTCTTTAAGACAGCAGCTATTAGATTTAAATCAGACTTTTAACACAATAAATAATTTAATATAAAGTGGAAATAGTTAACGTAACGTACTCAGGACAAGGAAAATCTTTGCAAGATTACTCAATAAAAGATGATACCTTAATCTCTTCGAATTTCATAAACATGTCTTTTGGAGATCCTAATGATAGAATAGAAGTTTATATCTATTCTATAGATGGAGAGTTACTTTCTACTAATTATAACTTTACAGATTATACTCCTTATCAGACTATAAACGCAGTTACAGGAAAGTTTGATAAGATTCTTATAGATCCTGCAGAAAACTCTAAAAATTTAGGATTTGACAGAGGGGCTTACAATATAGAGTATCAATTTCATAAAAACCTTTTTAACTCTTCTGAGTTTAACAGATACTTTATAAAAGAAATATCTCCTTCTAGAACTGAGTTAAAGCTTTCTTCTCAAACTATTAACGAATCTAGTATAGAAGCTGGTTTTGATCAATATGAGGCTTATATAAGTTTAAAAAACTACTACCCCGATTTTTATTTAAATTTTGGTAACAACGAGCATCTTATTGCCTTAAATGCCTCAACGCTAATAGATGACACTGGAACTTATCTGCTAATTAAGCTTTATGAA